ACACAAGAAATTATTGACAAACTACAAGAAGCATTTGAGCACACTAAAAAGAATGGTGATCTCAACTGGGAAGATGGTGATGAGATTGATGTATGTCTTGCAGGAACATTTGCTGCTGATAGGTTCATCACTATAATAAATAGAACTAAGAGTAGCACATCACTTAAGGCAGTAAAAGGGCAATGAACGACACGTTAGTTTTTATATACTTAGTATTTTTTGTGATGTTATTTGCAGCAACGTTTGCATACATGTTGAAGATGATGAGTTCAACTTTAGATACATTTAATAACACACCAACAAGATCATATGGTGATGCTATGAAAGCATACAGAATCCCTGCACCTCATCCAGAAATGGAAGGCATAAAATATGGTGAAGAACTATTAGTTTTTAATCCAGAGGAAGAAGAAGACGATGATGATGACGGAGACGTACCTGCCTACGTAGGGGAAAACATATAATTAGTCTCAAAATATCGCAAAAAAAATCCCGCCAAAAAATGCCCTCTTAAGGGTTTTTTTAGTATCCGTATCCAGAACTAGAGGAACTAGAACTTGATGATGAAGAACTACTGCTACTTGATGAAGAACTAGAAGAAGAACTGCTACTACTGCTACTTGAATATGTACTGCTGCTTGATGATGTATTAGTCTCTGCTGCCTGAGTTCCTGTGCCCACTGCTGTAGTAGTTGTAGTAGCATCTGTGGTAGAAGTAGAGGTAACAACTCCGACACTCGCACTAGACGTAGTAGGTCCGTTATCGAATGATGTGACAGTACCTGTACTTGTTGATAGGTTTACACTACCAGTAACATAACCAGAACTTTCTAGGAATCTTGCTGCTGCACTTAACTCAGTCTTCTTATTACCTTCCNTATCTAATTCTTTATGAGGTTTGTATGAAATTAATTCTTCAAACTCAGAAAGGATAAATTCAACAACTGGTTGAGTAGGTATCTTAAGTATTGCTTTCTTGTCATTAATATATCTCTCATGCTCATAGTTTGTCACAGGATATATTGATTGGTCTGCTCCTAGTGTAGTTCCATCAGGTAAAACAGTTCTCCAATCACCATTAACTGTTATACCTTGCTTTAGTATTACAACATTATTATACTTTGCCTCTACAGTTTCATAGTGATGCACAGCATCAGGTAAATCATATTTTTCTTGCACATAATGTAGTAATCTCTCTTCACTTCTTGGCCACTGTTCATATACATCAGTAACTTCATTCACCATAAGAAGAATCCAATCTAAATATGGACTACCCAAAGCTTGTAATGCTACCTCCTCAGGTCTCATTCCATTAGGAATTATTCTTGTCTCTAGTAGTGTAATGTATTGATCTAGATCTTCTCTAAGTTTAGTACGTCTGAAAAGGTTTTTAACCAGACGGTATCTGTAAGGTTCATCATCTGTGATGCCTTCGCCAACAAATACATTTGGAAGTAAAGAAAAGTATTGCATTAGTACCCCACTGCTACGTCATTTTCGGTTAATAGTCTTGTCTCAGTAAAACTAAGTTGTAAAACTACTGCAGGAACTGAAATCCCATCAGATTGTGGTGCCTTAAGTGCAACATACTGATTGTCTGGTGTGTAGTTTACAGATATACCAGTACAAACTGAAGGATAAATCTTAAACATTAGATCTCTTCTTGTACTTTCACCTAAATTATTCATTCCACCAGTAGAATTTGCACCAAAACGACAGAATCTTAATTGAAATCTATCAGGTATCTCAAAGAACCTATTGTTTTTTGCATAACCCTCATTATATTTCTTGAAGAAGTCATCTTGCCATAGATTTTTATATCCATCTTTTCTACTTACATCATCTACCTTATCATTACCACCAATAGAGAATGTCTCTTGGTTATTACTATATGATTTACCCATATTACCTGAACGAACTCTTGGTAAGGATCCAATTTTTATATAATCTATAATAGATTGTATAGTTTTTGACTCTTGTGGATCACGAGCAAAGAATTTGAATGCAAAGTTATGTGTTCTAAAACTCATACCTTGAAATATTTGTTCACTATATGGGTTGAATATTCTACCACTTTGTAGGTTTTCAATAGCATTAAGATCCAAATTACCTTGTAGTCCTACAAAGTTATTGAATCCGTTTACCATTTGTAATACCATGTTGGTAGAGAACTCAGGTAGTGCAGCACCTGCTGCCTCTTGTAATGTCTCTGCTAATGATGTGAAATCATTTTCATTTCCATTTAACATACCTGTTGCTGTTACACCTGCAACACCAATGTCTGCTCTTCTATATGCAGGACCATAAGATGTCTGAATGCCAGGTGGTATCGCAATATAACATCTATCTGGATGTTGTACTACAGTTGCCCTATTACCAGGTATTTCTCTATTATAAAAAGCAGGAACATTAGTTGCATCATAATCAAACCTCTCTCTACGCAGCATAAGATAGTCGATAGCACCTGTTTCAGCGTCTGCTAAACCAAGTCCATTCTCCTCTTGTGCGGGTGGTTGTTCTGGATATCGATAAATGCTCAAGTTTTTGCCTAAATAATATTACTTGTATCATATGTATTTATGAGGTTTAAACAAGGAAAATACATTCCTCGCAATCCAAATAAGTATAAAGGCGATCCTCGCAACATTATTTACCGTTCATCTTGGGAACATAAGTTCATGCTTTGGTGTGACCAACAGAATTCTTCAGTACAAGAATGGGGTAGTGAGGAGATCGTTATTCCTTATGTAAGTCCTGTTGATGGTAAAAGACACAAGTATTATCCAGACTTCTATGTCAAAATCAAAGGTAAAAAGTATATGGTTGAGGTAAAACCATTTAAACAAACTAAAGAACCTAAGACTCAAAAGAAAATCACTAAGAGATATGTTAGTGAAGTCTTAACTTGGGCTGTCAACAAAGCTAAATGGAAGGCAGCTGATGAAGTTTGTCAGGATAATGGATATAAGTTCATGATTATTACAGAAAAGGAGCTTAAAGTATAATGTTATCAGGAATATTTGAAGCACTATTAGATATAATAAAAGCTGGAGCAGCAACTCAGTTCACTGGGATACCTGGTGCAGGTGGTGCAGTGCCAAGTAAATTCCAAGAGTTTATGGCTTTTAGTAGAAAGAAGATGGGGGACTTCTCTCTTACTAACATATACACAGTCCAATTTAGCACTCCTCCAATGTTAACAGACAGTCTTGAGACTGGTGATGATAGAATGTTATTGGATTATTACTGTGACTCTATTAACCTTCCAAGTAAACAGGTAACTACAGCACAGATAATGAATGTAGGATCTGCGTACAAATATGCAACTGGTAATGCATTTAGTCAGATCAATATGACATTTAAAATACCAAGAACTCAGAGAACAAGAGCAATATTTGAGAGATGGGTTGCATTGATGAACAATGACGCTAATCAATATGTAAATTTCTATAAGCAATATTGCTGCCCAAGGGTGAGAATATATAAGTTTGAAAGAGGTGGTGGAGTGAATGTTGATAACTTTACCAATGACATAGGGATTTTTGGTGGTCAGGCAGGAGATAATAACCTGTTAAATTATCTTAAACAAGACAATGCTATATCACAGGCAAATCTTGATAAAGTAAAAGCTGTCGCTAAATTCTATAGTTGTCATGGTATGTGGGAGTTAAGAAATGCATTCCCAACTAACATTGGATCAATACAGTTGAATAACAACGAAGCAAGAGTTATGTCACTGACTGTATCATTTAACTTTGAGAGATATAGATTCTATACCAGACCTCTTTATTCACAAGGTAATAACAAGGAATTCATTGTTGATAATCCTGCATTAAGAAACAACGTACAGTTGAATCAACATGGTGCACATGTGTCAACAGGAGACGCAAATAACATGGGATTTAAGAAAGGGGCTACTAGCAATGATAATTACTGGTAAGTCGCATATATAATTTGGACTTTTATTCCCAAATAACCCCCAAAAAAATTCGACCCAAAAAAAGACCCCTTAGGGTTTTTAACTAAATAATTACAACTGAAAATATCTTATTATGGCACTTCCCGTATTAAATACTCCGAAGTTTAAACTTAAACTTCCTTCTGACAACAGAGTGGTGAATTTTAGACCTTTTCTCGTAAAAGAAGAGAAAATTCTATTAATTGCAACTGAAACAGGTGAACAAGCAGAATTAATTACTGCTATTAAGAATATTATTAAAGCATGTACAGATATTAAAGATGTTGAGCAATTATCAACATTTGATATTGAATTTGTTTTCTTACAGATTAGAACTAAATCTGTTGGTGAATCTGTAGATGTATCCGTAACATGCCCTGATGATGGCGAAACACAAGTCGATGTATCTATTCCTTTAGACCAAATTAAAGTCATAAAGACAAAAGGTCATAAAAAGGAAATTAAGTTATCTGAAGAAGTTGTGTTAACAATGAAGTATCCAAGTTTGGATATTTTTGTTGAAATGAATTTCCAACCTGAAGATGTTGGAGTAGATCAAGTTTTTAGAATGGCAGCAAGTTGTATCGACTCTATTGCAGATGTTGAACAAGTATATGACTGTAAGGACTTACCAAAAGAAGAAATTACATCATTTCTTGACCAAATGACTTCTGATCAGTTTAAAAAGGTGCAAGATTTCTTTGAAACTATGCCAAAACTGTCGCATACACTAAAAGTGACAAATCCCAACACAAAAGTTGAGAGTGAAGTAAAACTTGAAGGTTTAGCAAGTTTTTTCGCCTAGCCCTAATGCATGCTAGTTTGCAAAATTACTATGAAACTAATTTTGCATTAATACATCATCATAAGTGGCAAATCGAGCATATCGAGAATTTGCTGCCTTGGGAAAAAGAAATCTACATGAATTTGTTAGTTCAATTCCTCAATGAAGAGGATAAACATAGAAGGGATCAACAAGCGAAATCTGGTGGCTAAAATCTCAATGTATAAGTTCATTAATCCTGGTAGCAGTGGGATAAAGTCTGCTGCCAAGACTGAAGGAGCTCGTACAACACTTTTAGCAATTAATAGACTAGGTAGTTCAGTATCTGGACTTTCAAAGACTGTTAATAACCTTGAAAAAATTTATAAAGCGAGTGCAAAGAACGAAAAACTCATAGAAATTGCAGAACGCAGAAGAGCAAAAAGAGANAAGGATAGAGCAAGAGAAGAAGAGATAGAAAGTCAAAGGTTACTGGATGGTAAAGATCTTGAGAAAAAGGCAAAAGACGCAAATAGTACAAAAGGTAAATTTGGTAGTAAATTAAAAGATTCACTTTTAGGTGGTTTAGAGGGATTATTGACATCTATTGTCGGTTTCTTGATGAAACTGTTTGCATTAACAGAGATAAAAAAATTACAAGCATGGTTTAATGATCCAGTTGCAAAAGAAAAAAGAAAGAAATTTGTAGAAAATTTTAAATATGTCTTTACGACATTTCTTAAATGGGGAAAAAGATTAGTAGTTGATGGTATAGCTAAACCTTTTAATCAATTAATAAATGGAAAGACTTTTGGAGAAAAATTAAAAGGATTGGGTAAACTCGTATTAGGTTTATCTGCTTTAACGGTATTATTGAATCCATTTGCGACTATGGATGCTATTCTCAGTATGTTGGGAATGGACTTTTATCGTGACAAGACTCAAAGAGATAAAGGTAAAGGAAAGGATAATAAAGGTAGAACTTCTCCAAATAAAAATAAACTTTATAATAAAAGAATAAACGCAAGAAAAGATCTACTTACTAAACAATTTGGAAAAAATGGTAGAACTGCATATGATGGATTTAGAGCACAAGGTGATAGTCATGCAGAGGCACTAAAAAAAGTCAAGAGATTACAACGTCAAAGACCAGATAAATTTAAACCTAAAGTTCAACCTAAGACATCAGGTTTAAGTCCTTCGGGAGCAAAAACAGGTATTGCTACCAAGTATGGAATGAAGAGAACCTTTGGTCGTGGTGCTTTAAAATTTATGGGGAAGAATAATGTAAAACTTCTCGGCAAAGCATTTCAAAATACTTTTGGAAAAATACCTATTTTTGGAACTATACTAACAGCAGTATTTTCAAGATTACAGGGAGATCCTTGGGGAGCAACTATATTTAAGACTGCAGGTGCAGGTGTCGGTGGTGCATTAGGATCATTCCTATTACCAGGTATTGGTAGTTGGATTGGTTTAATGCTTGGTGAATATGTAGGTAATTTACTATATCTCGGATTCCAAGGTGGAGAAGGTGGAACTCAAAACTGGAAAGCAGCTGGTAAAAAATTAAAAGAAGATGCAGCTGCATTTATAGGACAAGTCAGTAATATCTTCAATTGGATGAAGGAGAGAGTAGCAAAATTCTATAAAGGTATACCAAAGATAAAAATACCAGATTTTCCTAAAGATCCTCCTAATTGGATTCCAAAATTTGTACCAGGAAGAAAAACGATATATTCTGGTGCCAAAATTGCTATAAAAGCAATGCTTGGTCCTATAGGACTTTTGATGGGTAAAGAAGTCCCGAACATTGCTTGGATGATGGAAGGGTTTGGATTCAAGAATACTCTACCATTACTTCACAAATCATTCTTTAAATCTGATCCAGTTGCTGAAGGAACAAAGACCTCAGGTCAGGCAATGACTGGTGTGAAGGGTGATGGAGAAGAACAGGCAGGTGATGATACATCAGGAACAAAGAAACTTAAACCTTCTCCGAAAAAAGGACAGAGTTATGATACAATGCCTTTTGTACCTGCTGAAGATTATAAAGGTGTAGAATCTGATAATGAAAGATATGGTGATACATTCCCCCAAGGTTCCTTTGGTACTAAACCAAAGAAGTTAAGTCCATATGAAAGAAAATTTGGTAAGAAACATAATCCCCTA